CTACTTAGCCAAAACGATCAGGGCGACACAAACGAGACCGCAGTTAATTTCCGCGGGCTGATTAACGGAAAGGCGCGTGGCGCATACGAGATTTACGGTAAATCATCATCTCGTTTTTACCGTAATTACATTATTGACGATTTGCCGCCAAGACCATTTACGGTAACGGTGGAACGTATCACCGATGACAGCAAATCCCAACGCTTACAAAATGCGACTCATTGGGTGAGTTACACGGAGATAATTGACACCAAGCTCAATTATCCAAACATGGCACTGGTCGGCATTAAAGCTGACTCTCGCTATACACCAAATTTTCCAAACGTAAACTTTTTACTTTACGGGCGGATCATTAAAATCCCGTCAACGTATGATCCGGAAAACCGCACCTATGCTAACGGCATTTGGAAAGGCGACTGGAAACTAGGCTGGACAAATAACCCGGCATGGATTTTTTACGATTTAATCACCAATAAATTAGCCGGCTTGGGCCTGCGCATTGGGGATTATGGGATTGATAAATTCCAGCTTTACGAGATTGCAAAATATTGTGATGAGTTAGTTGATGATGGTTACGGCGGTAAAGAGCCTCGCATGGTATCTAATCTATGGATCACCGAGCAACGTGAGGCATACAACGTACTGTCTGACATGGCATCCGTTTTCCGCGGGATCGCCGTTTGGGATGGCACGCAGTTTACCGCAATCCAAGACAGACCGGCTGACCCCGTTTGCTTGTACTCTCAATCAAACGTAAAAGACGGTAAATTTACCCGTCAATATGCCGCAGGTAAGGCTATTTTTACCGCTGTTGAGGTTGAGTATGCGGACGAGCGCAACATGTATCAAAAAGCGATTGAGTACGTTGCTGACGATAGCATGATTGCCCGTTACGGCTACAACGTCAAAAAAATGACGGCGTTTGGCTGTACAAGCCGAGGACAAGCGCACAGATACGGCAAATGGGTATTGGAGACATCACGCCTTGAGCAATGCACGATTACATTTACTGTTGGCCGCCAAGGTTTGATGCACTTACCCGGTGACATTATCGAGGTTGCCGACAATAGCTATGCCGGGCAAGTGATTGGCGGACGTGTTATTGCTGTTAATGGCAGACAAGTTACGTTAGATCGGGCGGTCGAAATCACCGAAAACAGCCACTTGAGCTATCTCAATGCCGATTACCAGCTAACCAAAATCAAAGTCATTAGCGCACAAGGTGCAGTCGTAACGCTAGACACCGCACCGGACGGGCTGAATGAATATGATAACTGGGTACTAAAAACCCCTACGGTATCAACGCAACTCTACCGCGCTCTTGGTATCTCCGAAAATGACGATGGCAGTTATACCATCACTGCATTGCAGCACGAGCCACAAAAAGAGGGCATTGTTGATGGCAGTGCGAGCTTTGATCAGCGCACATACTCAACGATACAAAAACCAAAGATTGGGCATATTGGAGTTACTACGACATCTGACGGTGGCGTGACTGTTAACTCCGATGTAAGCAGTGGACAAGGTATTGTTAAATATGACATCCGCGTTTACAAAAACGGCGCGCTGTATAACTCATACTTAAACCAAGACACTCCTAATATCTCATCCGGCAATCTGTCCAATGGCGCCTACTCTATTGTAATACAAGCCAAAGATCAGGACGGACGACTGCTCGATGAAAAAACCGAGAGTTTTACTATCGACAAGCCACCGGCGCCAACCGGAGTAAGATTTAGTGGAGGTTTAGGCACAATTACGATCGAGTGGGATTGGGTTGATGGCTCGGCAACGGAAATCTTTGTTGCGGATGTTGACGACATCACAAAAGCCGCCCGAATTGCAAAAGTGACCGCAAGAACGTTTACGCACGAGGTCGGCGGAAAGCAGGTGCGCTATTACTGGTTGAGACACACCAAGGGCGTTAATGTTGGCCAGTTTTATCAACAAACAGGATTGCGTGCCGAAAGCTCGGTTGATATTGATGCCGAGTTAAAGCTACTCAATGACGAGCTTAAAAAAACGTTGCAAGGCAGTTTTGAGGCGATTGTCGAGGTTAATAACAAGACATACTCTCCCTACATCAACATTGGCAAATACATCTACCACTCGGACAAAAATCAATTTTTTGTTTGGGACGGTGCGAAATATGAGCCGGTTGCCGTGGAGGCGGAAAAAATTGTTGGGAAACTTACGGCAATGCAGATTGCGACAAACGCAATCCAAGCAAATCACATTGCCGCAAACTCTGTCACCACGGCAAAAATTGCAACCGGTGCGGTAACGGCAAACGAAATCGCAACCGATGCGGTTGGAGCTAAACACGTTGCAACACAATCACTTGACGCAAGACATATTGCCACTAAGTCATTAACGGCTAATTTGCTTAACGTTGACTCATTATCTGCGGTAAGCGCGAATCTTGGTAGTGTTACTGCCGGCTCGCTAAAAATTGGCAGCTTAAATGGTAATTTTGGCACGTTGGTTGAGGTAAAAAGCTCGGGCGGATTTAGATTGATTGCACGAGATGCAGCCGGTGGTATTGAGCTAAGCAGCGCAAGTCGAGCGCTACACGTTTGGGATGGCGCTAAAGAGGCCGTGAGAGTGGGTAAATTATAGGAGTAAATAATGTACTACATAGATGCAGTTGTACAGATATCTAAAAGCTTTACAGAGAGTGTTAGCTGTGGTTTCCACGTTGTCTCACGTATCACTATTGATTACATCAACAAAGAGACAGTTGTAGAGCTTGCGAGTTGGGAAACGGAAGAATCATTTAAATCTCGGGGGGCGAGTTTAGTCACGTTTTTGACGCTAAATGACTGCCCGAGATTTAGTGTTGATCCGAGCCTGTTTGCGCTGCGAGGTTTGACGGCGGTCGAGGGATCGCCGTTTTATCGCGCGGAAGTCAAATGCCAATATGATGTAGATCACATTAACCAAGTTTGGCAGGACTAATTATGGGCGGTTATGGGTTGATGACGCTTGTCGATAATGAGCCATATTTTCACACCGGCAACTCAAACACGGTGTGTCTTGGGTTTATTGATATTCGTGGGAGTGGGTCTTTTAAAGCAGCAGATGTTGGATCTGTTATACCTGATGATAAGTCATTTTGGTATTTTCCAACCTGCTTACAAGTAACCGAGACACTCCCCGACACTGAGATTTTGGCAATAATCCAGGACAACAAAGTTATCGGTTTTCAGTGGGGGCATTTTTCGAGAGTGGCGCTCGGGGCGGTCGGGAATGAAAATAATCGTGGGATAAGGGTTTATTATGGCTACTACTAGCGGGATTAAAATAAATAACACTGTATTGACGGCTAATAATTTATTTAAATTTATCACGGTTATTGATGTCGATACTGACGGCAATATTTATATCCCAATACGAGTTACTGTTGATAACGAACAGGAAATATTTGAGCGGTGGAAATCATTAAAAAAATTGGTAAATAAAGGATATTTAGGTGCTAAAAATTATGTGAAATTTTACACCGATATTGTTTTACCAAATTTGCCACGAAGTGTTATAGACGATTGGAATGATGGTGATGAGGTTATTACTTGGTTAAATCTTAAAGATTTCCCATTATTCGAATTAAATAAACTTAATCATCAAAATGAATTTACATCAACTCATATTCTGAATGAGGAATGGTTAAACTTATTCATCAGAATATTATATTTTTACGAAAATATAGGGACAAATCTAAACGAAGAATATATCCCTTTTGACGAGGAAAGCGCGGCCAAATCATTATTTTCTTTTGGCGGAAGTTTGCCTAAACAATTTATTTATTTTTATCGACCGTTAACCGGCGATTGTTTCCACGGGATCGAATTTGCTCAAGCCAACAATTCCGCTATCAGAGACGTTGCCACAAAACCTATCGTACACACATTTTACCCATCTCACATTGAGCCGGTAAAAGACGATAAAAGCAAAACAGCGAAAGCCAAAACAACAAGAATTTATGTTTATGACACATCATCTACATCCGTCTCAAGCACAGAGAGTCACGATATGTCATACATGCCTTTGTTTAATGCTTATAAGTACGGTGCAATTAGTTTTTTTAGACCAAACGAGGACTATGCCACACCGTATATTAATTATCACAAGCACGCCATGGGCGTAAAAAACGTAGATATTAAATCCGATTTAGTAACCAAAAGAGAGGTGGCGGAAAATAAATTAAAGTCTTTCCACTCGCAGGAGCTTAATTTGCGAATTGCCGGTGCCGTATCATTAAGCGGACGTTTACAATGGGAGGCTAAAGGGTATAAATATCAAGATGAGAAAAGATATTCACGCGTTGAATATGTTGTCACCTCCGAAATGCTTAATTTTGACAAAGATTATTACCGTAAAATTAATAAGCAGATTAAACCTGATAAGTTTTTAAGAATAAAAAATATTGCGTTAGATCTAAATAAATGCGCAATACCGGTTCAAATTCACACACCAATCCCAAGGGCTCGAAATATCCAGGAAAGCTTTAATTCGGGCTTTTTGGATCGCTACCAATACTCACCGCCGATTATGTTCCGAATAAAAGATAATCATACGCTAGATGTGTCATTTTCCAATGTTGATGTGGATAGCGTATTTTTGCCTTATGTATTTACTACTAGCGCAAGCCATTTATTTTTAATTGATGTGAGTGTGGTGGATAAGGCTATCGATAGTTTTAAATATAAAAACGGAATGAATATACCGGACCATCTGAAAAAGAATTTTGCTTAAATTTAACGGGAGACAAAATGCAAGTATTTTTATTTGATCAAAAGCAATTATCGGTTATCAACCGAAAGGAAGAAATCACTCAAGAAACGTGCTTAGTCACAGAGCAAGAGGCGGATAAAATCCGTGAGACATTAGAAAGTGGCGGGTATTTTTGGCGAATAGATCAACTCACGGTCGGTTGCAGCGGAGCTAAGCCCGATGATACTCATAAATGGGATGATAAAAAGCATAAATGGGTTATCGACCCGGAATTAACCAAGCAAGCGCTTGATAAAAAAAGAGCGGAATTGTGGGAGATCATCAAAGAAAAACGCTTACAAGCAACACGCACCGGTGTCGAAGTCACATTGCCGAATGGTGATGTCCGTCATTTTCACACCGACCCAGTGGCGCGCCAAGAATATGACGGCATGGGGGTTAAAAT